CCTGAATGCTTCCCTGGGTGCTGAAGTCTCCCGCGCCCAAGGTGCCGAAGGCGCCATTGCTGGTGACCTTGCCGCTGAAATTGCTCGTGCTACCGCTGCTGAAGGCGCTATCGCTGGTGATTTGGCCGCCGAAACCGCTCGTGCTTTGTCTGCTGAAGGCGCCATCGCTGGTGACCTTGCTACCGAAACTGCCCGTGCCCAAGCTGCCGAAGGCGCTATTGCCGCTGATTTGGCTGCTGAAAGTGCTTTGGCTCGTCAAATCGAGACCAACGAATCCAACCGTGCTCAAGCTGCCGAAGGCGCCATCGCTGGCAACTTGGCTAACGAAATCGCTCGCGCTCAAGCTGCTGAAGCCACTCTTAGCCAAGACACCACTGCGGCTATCAACGCTGAAGCCATTACCCGTGCTGCTGCTGACAACTCCCTGAGCAACCGTCTCTCTGCTATTGAGAATGGCATCGACCTCGGCACCTTTGGTGGCGGTGGTAGCATGTCGGCATTCTGATACACCTCTTAGTTACAGCCCCTGCTTCGGCGGGGGCTTTTTTGTATCCGGGTAAAACCACTTAGGAGGATAACAAATGGAATTAAACACAATAACCCGAATAGAGCAGTATCTGTGTGACGCTTTAATTGCATCACCTGTAATCCCTATTAGTGTAAATGTCCTTCGTCTTGCCGACGCGCTAGACAATGAGGGTGTGGTTCAACAGACTAACAATATTGTAGTAAGATACACAGGGTCCTCAAACTCTGTGGTTAACAAAATACCTATGGTTTTCACTCGGAGAATGTCTTTCGAGTTGAATTTTTCGTGTCAGAATTATCTCTCATCCTCTGGTCATGACTTTGCCACGCAACTTTTGACAGGAGCTTTTGTTACCCTAAATGGAGGGGTACCTGGTGGAGCAGGGGTGCAAGTTATAGAACCTTTCTCTTGTGACGACGAAAGATTCACAGGGATAACAGAAAACTCCCAATACACATACACTCAAACTTATAACCTCCTAATTGAGGAGGCTCTCCCATACATTGCCCTTGACCCGTGTGTTCAACGAGGCGATTGCCGCTCCATCTGGCCTGGGGTTGGAGTGGAAACCAAGATGCCTCTTGGTGGTGTCCTTGATGAAGCAACTGGAGAAATCTATGTACCAGCTTACACTTGTGACTTAGACCCAGAAGAAGACTACGGTGCTTGTGAGGGCGTAAGGTGGAGCAATGAAATTGCCCAAAATGGAGACTGGGTCTTTATTTGCGACCCTGATTGTGTCTTCCTAAAAGACCCATTAGACCAACCCATCTACCTCCTGTCCACCAACAGCTACACTGAGGATGGCCGCCTGGTGGTAACTGTATGGGATGCCAAAACCAAACAACCAATTCGAGAGGTATTCTACTGCTCAACAGGGAAGAAGTTGGCCCGATATGCCATTGAATTGTGGAGAAACACAATAACAGACGAAGGCGGTATCTCCCCTAACGCAAGGGTTGACGTAAAGTGGACACAAAGTGTGAATTATGGTGAGTTCGCTGTAGTCACAGGTGGGTACCAATTCTTGTACTCTGACCCGATGTCCCCTGACTCAACCCAAGTGTCAATCGATGGGGGTGAGCTGATTGGTGTAATGACTGACACATTCATTCAAACACCAAAAGGTAGATTCTATTATGTTGGGCAATCTCCTCGCGGACGCGGGTGGATGCTCGAAGGAACATTCCAAATGGCCGAACTTACGGAATTGTGGAGACTTGGTTGTCTCCCTTGTACTGGTAATTCAAGCCCTTATTCCCCATGTTAACATGAAGAATGCACATCAGCTTTGGAATGAATACCATGCTGCCGTTGGCAGTGGTAACAATGAACTTGCTCAAAGAATTCTAAAAAACCTACAAGCCTACTCAGGGACACCGCCAGGGCGCCCTGGTGGCTGTGCTAAATGTAATCGGAATTTCCGCTAATGGCTGACCACAAAGACGAAATTGTTAAGCAGAAAGAATTTCTAGCGGCTGAGGCCCTTAAAGTAGCCAACGAAGCCATCGGTATGCTTCAAGACCAGCTACCAGAATGTTCCACTCGGGATTTGGTACAAATTTTCTCGGCTTCCGTAAAGGCTCACCGAGAAATCACCGAAGACATAGTTGTTCTGACGGCACGAGAAGAACCTTCTGAGCAAGAATTGGCTCGCGAGTACGAGGGCAAGGTTGGCGAACTCCTAAAGAGAATATCGGATTTCTAAAATGCGACCAGTTATAACCAAAGCAAGCCAACTAAATGAACACAGCTCCTGGCGAAAATACATCCGTGGAATACAAGAACTCATCGTCATGGAGGCACCTGCCTCTGTGATTGAGGAGTATAAGTATAAAGCGGCACAAAACTGCTTCCTGGCATTTGCTGACATCATGAAAAAAGGCGATTTGAAAGTCGTTGCATTCCATGAAGTTATTGCGTCTGCCTTTGAAGACCTCGCAATGAAGCGTAACAGGCGACTTATCGTATCGTGTCCCCCACGGTCCGGTAAGTCTATGCTTGCGTCTATGTTTGTGGCGTGGTTATTGGGTCGAGACCAGATGACCCAGCACATCATTGCGTCTTATGGTCAGCAACTTTCCGGAAAGTTTCACAAAGATACCATCGGGTACCTGAAGCATCCGGAGTTTCGTAAAATTTTTTCTGATTGGAAGGGGTTCTCTCCTGACTCCAAGTACGATATGCTTGGCGGCGGATACATTCTACCTACCTCTGTCGGGGGTGTTCTTACCGGTTTCACCGCAGGTACCACCAATATCACAAGTCCTGGCGTCGGCGCAATGATTGTGGATGACCCTTTGAAGGACTCTACCTCAACCGCTGCGTTAGAAGCACTCGAATCCTGGTGGGGCGAACAAGCAAGTACCCGGCGTACCAACAACTGGTGTCAGATGGTTATTGCCACACGATTTCACCAGCATGACCTCCACGGTGTGTTGATGGAGGCGGATGGTTTATATGACGAAGAGGATAATCCAAGTGGATGGAGATGGGTTAATATTGCGGGTTTGGTTGAGACTGCCGAACAAGCTTCCGAAGACCCTCTTGAAAGAGAAATCGGTGAGTCTCACTGGCCAAGCAATAACGCTTTTTCGGTGGATATGCTTATGGCTCAGAAGAAAACAATGGGTTCCTTTGCTTTCTCTGCGCTATATCAAGGTAGTCCCGTGGCCGCTGAAGGGCAAATTATTAAAGACAGTTGGATTACCAGACTCCCAGCGTCCGAGTGCCCAGAATTTGACCTAACCTGGATGGCAGTGGATTGTGCCTTTTCGGAAAAGGAGATGGCGGATGAAACAGCAATATGCATAGCCTCTATATCTCATCAAAATCCTACTTTAGTGTATATCCGGGAAATAATTACTGGACGTTTAGGATTTCCAGACCTTATAGCGAAAGTAAAGTATCTATATGCCTATTACAATGTCCGTGTATTATGTATTGAAAAAGCCGCATCGGGTCAGTCTTTGATTCAAGTTTTAAAGAAAGAAGCTAGAATACCCATAGAGGAAATGAAACCCCTCAAGTCTAAAACGACTAGACTCCAGGCAGTGGCGCCTTTAATGGAGTTTGATCGAGTCAAGTTCGTTGAGGGAGAGTGGATAGATCCCTTTGTCAAAGAACTTACAACTTTCCCATTCGTGAAACATGACGACCGAACTGACTCATTCACTTGGGCTCTTACTTATTATGCGATGAAGTTAGATGCAGTTGACCGGGGACTGAATGACGCTATATTACAAAATAAGAGGTTCTCAGGTTCACTTATACGGTCAGGGTTTAATGATCGTAATGTTTTTTCGAATCTTTCGAGAGGTCGTCTTCGTATGTTTCCCGCAGATCATAACTTTAACGACCCCGACTATGATGCTACAACCGGAGATGCTGACCCACGCTCTTCCTTTGTAAGGGGTATCAGGGGTGGCCAAAGAAATATAGGTTGGGATACCGAAATGTAAGTGGTGATGGTAACCACCACTCAAATATAAAAGTTCTATGTACACCACATAGACTAACCATGGCAAAATCTCCCGTTGATACCGTACCTGCTATGATGCAGGAAGATTTCGGAACCGTTGTATTGGCTACTTCGCCAATAGCTGACAAGTATTTGCAAAAAGCAAAACCAAAGCAAT